GCTACGCTGATTGAGGCCCATGGCTACGAGCGTCGAGGTGACAAGTGGCTCTGCCCGCAGAGCAGCAGTGGTTTGGCAGGTGTCAGCATCATCGACGACAAGCTGTTCTCCCACCACAGTTCTGACCCGTTGGCGAACGGTCACAAGAACGATGCGTTCGATGTGTTTTGCATCTTGGTGCACAACGATGATCGGCGGGCGGCGATCCGGGCGGCTGCACAGATCCTGGGCATTGATGCCAAGTCACGCCCACCAGTTCCGCCATCATTGGGCGAGCTTCCCCGTGCCCCATCCCTAGTCAAGCAGACCGAAGAACCTTCAGCTGACGAAGGCAACGCCGAGCGTTTCCCCCAAGCTATTTCGAACGGTGGGTCAGCCAGCTTGGCCGCCTCCTCGGCCGTCGGGGGGGAGGGGGGTAGGGCTATGGACATTGCCACCGCAATGCGCCGCTTCGCCCTGGTCGAGGGGACCACAAACGTATGGGACATGGACAAGGCGAAGCCTATGAAGCGTGGCGGCTTCGAGGCTCTGGTAGGCAAGCCGCTTGCAAAAGAGTGGATGGAGCGTACCGACAAGAAGCTGATCGCCACCGAGCAGGCCCAAGAGCTTGACCAGGCCCGCCGGCTGTCAGCCAAGAAAGGTGGGGCGCTGAAACTCGATCCCATCGAGCGGTACGTGTACATCGATGGGACCAAGGATGTTTGGGACCGAGAGAAGAAACGCCGTATCGCCGAAGGCGCTGTGAAAATGGCCATGGGGGAAGAGTACAAGTGGTGGCTCAATAGTCAGGATCGCCGCGTTGTGGACGTCGACCACATCGTGTTCGATCCCACCATGACCAAAGATCCCAACATCTACATCAACACTTTCGAGGGGCTACCCCTGGAGCCGGTGCGTGATGACGCCGCCTGCGAGAATCTGCGGTGGTTGATTTCGTTCCTCTGTAACCATGACGGGGATGCGCTGGCTTGGTTGACGAAGTGGTTGGCGTATCCACTGCAGAACATGGGGGCCAAGATGGATACAGCGGTGCTTATGCACTCGATCATGGAGGGCTCAGGCAAAAGTCTGCTGTTCGCTGATATTTTCGGTCAGCTGTACGGACAGTACGCCGCGACTGTTGGCCAAACGCAGTTGGAGGGTAGCTTCAACGCCTGGCAAAGCCGCAAGTTGTGGGCTGTGTTCGAGGAGGTCGTTAGCCGTGACCAGCGGTACAACCAGGTGGGCAAGATCAAGCACATGATCACTGGCAAGACGGTGCGGATGGAATCGAAGTTCATCAATGGCTGGGAAGAAGCCAACCACATGAATGCTGTCTTCCTGAGCAACGAAATTATGCCGTGGCCTATCAGCGATGATGATCGCCGGATGCTGGTTATGTGGCCCCTGCAAACACTGCCGGTGGAACGGCAGCAGGCTATTGGTCGGGAATTGGTCAACGGCGGGGTGGCGGCGCTGTACGGTTGGTTGCTTGCGGTGGACCTCGGCGACTTCAACCAGCGCACCCGACCTCCGAAGACCGAGGCGCGTCAACGTTTGGTCGCGCTTAGCCGAACGGCATGGCAAACTTTCCTGCACCTTTGGCGAACTGGAGAGCTTGGTCGAGGTTTGTGGGGGTGTTGCCTCGCGACAGATCTGTACGCGCTGTTCATTGAGTGGTGCTCCCGTAATAAAGAGCACACAATGAGCCAAACGAAGTTCTCATTGATGCTCAGTGCAACGGTGGAGAAGACGCGCTCGATCCCGTGGACAGAGCGCAACAACCGTCGCTTTGCGGCGTTTTTCTTCCCCGATGATCCCGAGGCTTCCCTGCCCCCATCGTTCAATGCGGCCGAGCTGGGGCAGGCCGTCATCACCTGGCGCAGCAAGGCGAAACTTGCAGGGTGGAACGTTGATTCATGGGATCACGTGAAGGGGGTGGCAGCATGAAGCCAAGAGCCCCCGTGTTGAGTGTGTTGGGTTTGTGTTGGGTTGGTTTGAGTAACCCAACACACCTAGAGGTCCCTAATTTCAAGGCTTCCCGTACTCCTGTGTTGAGTGTGTTGGGTTCGCGCGCACGCGCGCGCGCGCGTGAAATATTTTTCTCTATTCAAAGCCCCTACAAAAAACCCTATGCGAGGACTAAAAAACCCAACAAACCCAACACACTCAACACACCTATTTATAAAGCATTGAATCTATTGAGTTTTAACTGTGTTGGGTTTGTGTTGGGTTGCTGTTTTTTGTGTTGGGTTTCTTGGGGGGCACACTCATGAATGACGAAGCCGAGCGCCTACAAATGGTTGAAGGGCTGATGCAGCATTGGGGAGAGCGGCGGTCACTCCTCGGGCATCAGGCCGGATTGGGCAGTCAAATGGGTAGCATCATGGAATGGAAGGGCGCAGCTCCCCGTGGAGGAGTTGCTGGGGCGAGAGTGCTTATTGGTGGAGCGGGCTTAGATCATTCGGCGGCGGAGATCGATGCGGCAGTTGCGGAGTTGGAGCGTCGCGACGAACGCGGGGCAATCCTGGCGAAGCTGGCCACTTATCGGTATCTGCATGGGGCAACGATCCGTGAGCAAATGCGAGAGGTCGGGCTGGCAGAAGGTGCCGATCGGACCTACCGGAATTGGATCAAAGCACTGCATCTGCAGGTGCTGGCCATCCTGATGGCTCGATCCGGGCCTAACAGACGACATACCGTTCGTCGGTTCAATATGCAACATGTGCGCAACATCGACGCTACATAGTCACCACATTGCGACGAACTGAAAATAGCCCCTTTTCGGTTTTTCCGGTGGCATGTAAAAAGGCGTCACGATATCAAAAGTGCGCTTAGGCGCTTCCCCACAAGCACTGTGCTGTGCAACCCGCTCCGACCTGTCGGCGCATCGAGAACCCTGCCACCCGGCGGGGTTTTCTTTTTCCGGCGCCGTGCTTTGCCAATGAGGCTTACATGAACAGCGAGCAACAAACTTTAGCCGAACTGCCGATCTGGATGGTGATTGTGCTGTCCCTGGTCGGTGGTGTTTCGGGAGAGATGTGGCGGGCAGATATGGCGGGTGCTCGCGGTTGGGGGTTGATTCGCCGGTTAGCGTTGCGGTCTGGTGCCTGCGTCACCTGCGGGCTTTCGACCAACATGCTGCTGTACGCCCTCGGCGTTTCGGTATGGGCGGCGGCAGCGGTTGGTTGTTTGGCTGCGATGGCTGGCGCCGATGTCGCTATCAACCTTTACATGCGCTGGGCCGCGAAGCGCCTCGGGCTGGAGCAGGCGCCGCCCCAGACCGGCGAGCCGGGGCAGTGACCCGGCCGGCAGCCCCGGCAGGGCGGGGGACCCTGGCGGTTTGGCCGGGGTACGGGGCAGGAAACCCGCGCGTCTTCGTTAGCGGGAGGTTCACCAGCTTAGTGAACTGCGGTGAACTGGTTAACCCCCCGAATTCATTAGGTGAACTGGACGTTTCAACATGACGTACCTGACGAAATCGGAGTTCGCCGCCCGGCACGGATGGTCGAAATCCTACGTTTCCAAACTGGCTAAACAGGATCGCCTGGTACTCGCTGCCGACGGCAGGGTCGATGTAGAAGCCACCGAGGCGCTGTTGGCCGAGTCAGCCGACCCGAGCAAGGCGGCCGTTGCGGCTCGGCACGAAGAGAGCCGAATCGAGCGGGATGTTCGAAGCCAGCTCCAACCCGGCGGCGACACACCTGCGGTGCAGCCACCAGATCCCGTGCCGGGCACTGGGCACAACTTCCAGCGCTCGAAGGCGCATCGCGAGTTCTATCTTGCCCAGTTGGCCGAGGCCGAGTTTCACAAGGTCCAGGGCAACCTGGTCGAGCGGCTGGCGGTTGAAGATGCCGCGTTCGCTGCTGGTCGAATGCTTCGTGATCAGTTCTTCGGCCTTGCGCCGCAGCTCGCCGCCGAACTCGCGGGCATGAGCGACCCGTGGGAGATCGAGAAGCACCTTGCCGGCGTCTTCCGCCGCATATTCACCGAGGCCGGCAAGATGAACAGCGCTGACCTCGAACGAGCCATCACACCGAGCTAAGCCTATGCCCACCGGATACGCAGACGGTGCCAAGGTGTACCGCGAAGCGTATTGCCGAGGGCTGATGCCCGACCCTGAACTGTGGGTCGATGAGTGGTCGGACGAATACATGCGGATCCCGCGTGATACCGGCGCCGCTGAGCCTGGCAAGTACCGCACCGAGCGTACGCCGTATGCCCGTGAGCCCATGCGCTGCCTGTCGCCTGCTCACCCGTGCAAGCGGGTGATCACCATGGTGGCCTCGCAGCTGATGAAAACGCAAATTGCCCTGAACTGGATCGGGGCGCTGATCCACATGGCCCCGTCCAACATCCTGACCCTGCTACCCAGCCTGGGATTGGCGAAGCGGGTGTCATCGCGGATTGGCAAGACTATCGCCGCGACGCCCGAGCTGAATGCGCGCGTGGCTGCATCCCGCTCACGGGATGCTCGCAATACCATGGACACCAAAGAGTTCGAGGGTGGCACGCTTTACGCCACCACGGCTGGCTCGGCCGCCAACCTTGCGGAACTGTCGGCGCGGTATGTCTACGGCGACGAGATTGACCGCTGGGACGTCGACGTCGACCAGGAGGGCGACCCCATCAAGCTAGCCGAGGCGCGCGGCAGTACTTTCGGGCGCAACGCCAAGTTCTATTTCTCCAGCTCACCCACCATCAAGGGGGCGTCGCGGATCGCAGACCTCTTCGAGATGAGCGATCAGCGGTACTACTACGTGCCGTGCCCGACCTGCGGGCACATGCAGACGCTGCAGTGGGAGCGGCTTCTTTACTCGGCTGACTTTGGCACCGTGCACTATCAGTGTGCCGGACCTGAATGCGACGTGCTGATCGAGGAGCACCACAAGGGCGAGATGCTGGCCAATGGGGAATGGCGAGCCAACTCGCAGGGCGACGGCGAAACGGTGGGTTTCCACCTTAACGCGCTGTATGCCCCACTGGGCTGGCATTCCTGGGCCATGCTGGCCCGCGAGTTCGAGGACGCCAAGCGCGCTCAGGATCGCGGCGAGCTGGAGCCCATGCAGGTGTTCTACAACACCCGTCTTGCCGAGGTCTGGAACAGCGCAGTCGAGCAGACCAAGGCCGAGGTGCTGCAGGCCCGCGCGCTGCAGGAGGACTATGTCCTCGGCACATTGGCCGTAGGTGTGCTGGCTTTAACGGCCTCTGTCGACGTCCAGGCCAACCGTCTGGAACTCATGGTCATGGGGTGGGGCGCTGGCATGGAGCGCTGGGTGGTCGATCACCTGGTGATTCCTGGCGACCCAGCGGACGAACGAATTTGGGCGCTGCTGGATGAGCGCCTGAAAGTCCGTTACCGGCACCCCTGCGGTGTAAGCCTGGCCATCCTCGCCACGGGTATCGACTCTGGCGGTCACCACACCCACGAGGTCTACCAGTTCACCCGCGTGCGTCGCTGGCGCAATGTGTTCGCGCTCAAGGGCGCAAGCAAACCAGGCCGGCCAGTGATCGCCCAGCGTCCGTCGCAGGTGGACGTCACCTGGAGGGGTCAGACCGAGCGCAACGGTGCAGAGCTTTGGATCGTCGGCACCGACACGGCCAAGGACTGGATCTACAACCGCTACAGCTTCGAGACGGGGCCCGGCACCTTGCACTTTGCAAAGGATCTCCCTGATGAGTTCTTCCAGCAGTGTGTGGCCGAACGCAAGATCGCCCGCTACGTGAAGGGCTACAAGCGGATCGAGTGGGTCAAGGGCAAGGCCGACCGCAACGAGGCGCTCGACCTGATGGTTTACAACCTGGCCATGGCCAACTTTCTCGGCCTGCACCGGTACGGCGAACAAGAATGGGACAAGCTGCGGCAGGCGCTCGCGCAGGCCAACCTGTTCGATCAGGGCGAACCGCAGCCAGCCCGGCCCCAAGCCAGCGACCAGGACGCCGACGACCAGGAAGAAGAGGTCGCTTCGCCGCCTTCTGCCTCAGTCCCAATCAAACCCAATGACCTGCCACCGCCGTCGGCTCCACGAGCGACGTCTCACTCTATGCATCGCCGTAGCTCCAGCAGCGGCTACCTGAAGAGGCGATGACTGTCAGCTCATTCCAATTATCGGGCCGATGAACCGGGCGCCTAAGGCCAACGCTTCGGTAACCAAACCTTTAGCTGCTTCGCCGCCTTGCTCCTTGGCCATACCGGCAAGTTGTTCTCCGATTGATTCCTTAGAGCTAACGCTGTCGGGTACCGCTTTTAGAATTTCGAGCCCCTTCGCTGTGAGCACTGCGTCACCGAAGGCGGTGTATGGATAAGGCGTAGCAGTGAGGTAGCCGGCGCTCATCAGCCACTTACCAGTGGCGAAGAAAAACTCTGCGTCTTTTGTAGGTAGGTCCATGCCGGACTTCTCGTTGAAGCGCATTGCTTCGGCCACGAATTCTTCAGCACTCAGATACGCAGGCAAAGGAAAGCTCTTGTAGAGCTTCGCGAAGATCTTTCCTGTGATTTCGTCAAACATTTCAATATTGGAGACAGCCATGTCAAAAGACTCCGAGTCTAGGGTCGAAAGGGTCAAAGCCTCTGCCGAGCTCCAGAGTGAACTCAGGCGCGTGGTAGCCGACCAGCTTACCGGAAGAATGGACTGGGTGAGAGCGCGCACCTACTGGGCACTCCGGCTGCCAGGCATTCCTCCTGAGGAGTTGGCCGATGCGCTGACCCACATTCTTGCCGGTGGGTGCTTCCGCAAGGAAATCAATTCCCGCCATCAGAATTTCCTTTGAGCTCTTAACGCACGCAGCGTAGTGCTGCAGAGGCTTCCAATGGCATACACACAGGCACATCTTGCGGCTGTGGAGCGGGCGATTGCGCGTGGCGAGCGCGTCGTTCGCTACAGCGACCGCACCGTCGAATATCGAACAGTCGATGAACTGGTCAAGGCCCGTGACCTGATTCGCACAGAACTGGCCCAAGCGGCTGGTCCGCGCTCCCGCGTGGTTCGTCTCTACCATGGGGGGAAGGGCCTGTGACCGGCCGCTATATTCCCACGCGCTCTGG